TTGGTTTTGTGGAAGTACGCATTACCACAGCTAACCAACTGGGTAGACGGTGACCGATTCAAAGAGATGCTAGAGTTCTACAAGATGCGCTATGAAGAAGAGATTAGCGACATTTTCAAAGATGGCATCGAGTACGATGACGATAACAGCGGCACAATCGACGATGATGAGAAAGAAATAGTCTCATTCGGTAGGCTGGTTCGCTAATGGCTCAGAGCGTTGGATTACAGGTAACGACTACCCCCAAGGATCTGGCGCAAGTTTCAAAGAAGGCCCAGAAGGGTATTTTGAAGGGCGTACCAAGGGCTGTACTGCGCACTGGCGTATACGGCATGGGTATCATCAAAGAGCGTACAGCGGACGGTAGAGGCTATCTGGGAGCGTTTAGAGCGTATTCCCCAGAGTACATGGCGACACTATCGAAAGAAGGCAAGCCAACGTCCCCTGTTGATCTGTTTAATACTGGCCAAATGCTTAGGTCGATGCAGACAAGGCGCAAAGATAAGCGCACTGCTGAGATATACTTTGACAACAAAGAAGCGGCAGAGAAGGCGGCGATGAATAACAAGTCGCGCCCGTTCTTTGGCTTTAATCGGCAAGAAGAGAAAGCATTAGGCGTATTTTTTAGGAAGCAACTGTGAGCGTTAGAGAAAACATTGCGACCAATCTGGTTACATCACTACAGGCCATCACGACGCCCGTAGCTGTTAAGTATGTAACTCGTGAACCGTTCGAGTTCGATAAGTTAAGCAACGCTCAATACCCTGCGGTTCTAGTTAGAACGCAGAATGAAGATCGTGAAGATTCGACAATCAAAGGCACGTTAACGCAGCGATTTGGAACAGTTGATTATCAGCTAGTCTGCTATGTAAAGGCGTCGGCCATTGATACAGCAAGAAATAACATCATCGAAGCGATAGAAGAGAAATTGGACGTTGATAGAACGCGAGGCGGTCACGCGATTGACACGCAGATCGTAAGTATTGAAACAGACGATGGTTCTATACATCCCGTCGGAGGTGTTATTATAACGGTACGGATTGAATACCAATTCACCAGAGGCACAACTTAGAGGATTTCTAAATGGCTACCACAAAAGGATCAAGCGGCGTCATAAAACTAGCCGTTACTGGCGGCACTGTTGCTGCTATGGGTGAGGTTCGATCCTACACCCTGACACAATCTGCTGACACAATCGAAGACACCACAATGGGTGACACTTCGCGCACATACTTGGCGTCACTGAAAACTGGCACTTTATCTGCCGAAGTTTACTGGGATGACGCAGACGCAGTTCAGTTAGTAATGGATGCTGCGGCAGACATCGACTTCGAGGTTTATCCTACAGGCACCGGAACTGGCGAGAAGTATTACACCGGCGGCGGCATTGTAACGAGCAACGAAATCACAGCATCTTTCGATGGAATGGTTGAGGGTTCGTTTGAAGTACAAATATCAGGCGCGGTAACAGAAGCAACAGCATAGGGGTTAGCACATGGGTCTAGCTAAAGAGCTAAGAAACAGACGCACAGTAACCTCTCGCACGATAAGCGTTGATGCATGGGCTGATTCGGAAGGTCAGCCCTTTGTCATGCACTGCTTTCCGATTACCTGTTATGACTTAAATGAGTTACAGAAAAAGCACCCGAAATTCCTAGAGAACACAACGGTTGCTGCAATGGTTGACCTGATCGTTATGAAAGCGGCGAGCGAAGATGGCGAAAAGCTATTTACTGCCGCCGAAGATCGGGTCGACCTGATGGGCGAAGAGACTGCGGTTATATCCGAGATTGCCAATCAAATGTTTGCCGAGATTGAATCGGTTGAGGATGCGGAAAAAAACTGATGTCCGATCCGTCGAGGATGAATCTCATATCCTTGGCTGATCGGTTACATAAGACAATCGAAGAGGTTGAGCAGATATCCGTTAGCGAATTTAACGAATGGCTCGCCTACTTCAAGATCATAGGCAAAGACGATGGCTAATCAAGACGTTCGCATTTCGATCAAGGCGGTAGATAAAACCAGAGCCGGTTTTTCATCCGTCACGAAAGGTCTGAAGAGCGTAGCCGGGGCAGTCTTCAGTATGAAAAGCGCGATTGCTAGTGCTGTAGGCATTGGCGGTATCGGCTTGATGATTCAGCAATCCCTAAAAGCCACTGACGCACTCGCAAAAACCGCTACCCGAATAGGTACGACCACTGAGGCATTAAGCAAGCTGCATTTCGCGGCTGATCTTACAGGCGTATCCACAGACACCATGAACATGGCACTACAGCGGTTCACTAGAAGAACCTCTGAGGCTGCGCGTGGTACGGGAGAGGCTCGTGGCGCATTACGCGATCTAAACTTAAATGCAGAACATTTGCTTAGATTGCCGCTCGATGAACAGATGATAAAGCTGGCACAAGCGTTTGATGAAAACATTGATCCAGTTAATCGAACCGCTACGGCAATGAAGCTGTTTGACTCAGAAGGTGTGGCATTACTGCAAACCCTCGACGGGGGCGCTAAAGGCTTGCGAGAGATGTTTACCGAAGCTGAATTACTCGGCTTGGTAATGGATGACAAATTAGCCGCTGGCGTAACAGAAGCAAACGACAGCATTACCAGATTGTTCGCTGGCACGAGAGGGTTAGTTCGGCAGTTTACGGCGGCGCTGGCCCCAGCAATTACCGCTGTAGTAACGGAATGGCACAATTATGTAGCGGGCTTGGCCGAGGCAGAAGGTGGCTTTAAGAATCTCGCACTAACGTTTGCGACAGATGTTGTGTCGGCGCTACAGCAAAGCGTTCAATCTATCGCCAATGTGGTCAATTCGTTTATAAGAGGCTTTAACGCAATCAAAGAAGCCTATGCGGGATTCATGGAGTTCATCGGTAAAGGCGATGGCACATTTGAAGTAACCGCCGAGATAGATGTTTCTGGATTTATAGCCAAGCTAGAAAAAGCCAAAGACAAAATAACCAACATTAAGCACGCCGTAGAAGAAGTCGAAGAAGCTACCGTACAGGCTACAAAGCCATCGCTTTGGGCGCAGTTCACCGAGGCGGCTGGTGGCGCGTTGCAGAACATCAGAGATGAGATAGGCAGCACTCAGCAAACATTTCAAGCAATGGAAAAGACCGTCGAGGATATTGCCACAAAAGGCATGAAAGACCTGACCGATGGTTTATATGATGCGGCTGCAAGCACAAAGACCCTAGCCGAAGCGTTTAGAAAGATGGCTGCTAGTATTCTGGAAGATCTGACTAAAATGATTATCAGATATTTCATTGTGCGGCCTTTATTTGGAGCGATTACAGGCGGCTCATCAGAGGCGTTTACAGGCAAGGCAATAGGTGGGTCGGTGCAAGCTGGTACCCCCTATATGGTCGGCGAGCGTGGGCCTGAGATGTTTATTCCAAACTCATCGGGGTCGATTGTCCCTAATGACAAGATGGGCGGCGGTATTACTGTCGTGAATAATGTTAATGCGTCTGGCGCTGGCCCTGAGGTGGACTTAAAGATCCGAGCGGCTATGCAAGAAACGTCCCAGCAGACTATTCTATCAATACAAGATTTGATGCGTAGAAGGCGCTTTGTATGACCACTTATTCATTCCCGTCGATAACGCCATCAAGCAGTACGTTTGAGCTAGTTACTAATACTAGAACCTACCGATCACCGCTAACTAACGCGGTGCAGACTGTAGGGCGCAGGGGTTCGTTATGGCGAGCCACGTTACAGTTCAACAACCTTACAGGCGCAGATCGTGCGGCCATGCAAGCGTTTGTTACTAAACTGAACGGACAAGAACATCGCTTTAATCTACACGACCACTCTTTTACCCGACGCGGTACAGCGGGCGGTACGTTACGAGTGAACGGCGCTAATCAGTCTGGCGCTAGTTTGGTATGTGATGGCGCAACAGCTAGTGTTACTAACTACCTCAGAGAAGGTGACTATGTGTCGTTTGGTAACGAATTACACCTAATCACGGCAGATACTAATTCTGATGGCTCTGGTAATGTCACGTTGTCTATTGCACCACCGATTAGAAAGTCACCAGCAGACGATACGGCTATTGATTACACCTCGCCCGTTAGTGGCGTGTTCATGTTGGCTAGTCCTGCATCTTGGTCTAATCAGCCGGGAGTGTTTTCCAGCTTTACCATCGAAGCGATTGAGGATGTTCTAGCGTGAGCCGTGATTTCCCCACAAATGTAGCTGCGGCGTTAATCGCTGATCATGTGGCGACGGTTACATTCGTTAAGCTGGAGTTCTCTAGTGGCACGCTATACCTGCATAACTCGATTGGTACTTACACTTGGGGCAGTCAGAACTGGCTAGGCGTTGGGGATCTTGGAGACATATCCGCGATAGAAGAAGGGGCCGAAGTTAGCCCTTACAAGATTACGTTAAGCCTGTCTGGTATCGACTCCACCATCAGTAACGCGGCGCTCAATGAAGATTACTACATGCGTCCGGTTACGCTGTATATCGGGGCGCTTGATGCAAATGACGATCTCTTAGCCAACCCAACCGAAATATGGGCTGGGTTTATGGATCAGATGAACGTATCGCTAGGCGCTGAAAAGGGCGATGACATAGCACTGATAGCCGAGAGTGAATTAGCAAAGTTTGATCGGGCATCGAATCGTAAATATACCGACGCGAACCAGCAAACCGCATTCTCTGGCGACCTATTCTTTGGATTCTTGAAAGACATAGAAGGGGCCAAGATCCAATGGGGCAGTCCCGGCAATGAAGGCACTGCGGGGCGTGGCCAAGACCGACACCATACTGAACACGAAAACCCCCGAATGCACCACTAGCCATGAAGGTACTAGCCGCACTAAACAAGTGGCAACGGCGCGAGTTCAATTATGGCGATGCCGATTGCTGTCAGTTTGCAGCTTTTATAGTCAAAGAACTAACTGGGCAGGATTACGCTGCCGATTTCCAATATAATAGCGAGCAACAAGCCGATGAGATTGTAAACGGTGATCTTAAAGGCTTGATCGTGTCGATTCTGGGTAATGAGTCAGACCAGCTTAAAGATGGCGACCCCTGCTTAATTGAGGTTCCTATCGTTGGTCAGTTAATGGGCGTAAAGCTGGGCGATAAGATTGTTGCCCTAACGCAGAAAGGGCTAATCAGAATCAGTGATCGTTATTTAGTCTGCGGTTGGAGCGTATAGTAAATGCCTCAAATTATCCCTGCGCTAGTTGCTATT